TCACAACATTCCAAAAGTTATTGATATATTCATCACGTTTATTCTGATATTTCAAGTAATACGCATGTTCCCAAACGTCTAAACCTAATAACGGAAACCCGCCTTTTTTAACGACATTCATTAATGGATTATCTTGGTTTGGTAAAGACATAATTTTTAAATCACCATCTTTTGTAAGGTATAACCAAGCCCATCCAGAACCAAAACGATCTTTGGCAGCTTGATTAAATTCGTCTTTCATTTTTTTGATATTACCAAAATCTTTTTTGATTTGTTTGTATATTTCTCCTTTTGGTACTTGTTTTTTCGGTGATAACATTTTCCAAAATAATGCGTGGTTGAAAGCTCCTCCTGCATTGTTTCTAACAATAGTGTCAAATTTACTTATGGATTTTACAATTTCTTCTAATTCCATATCTCCTTTGATATCTTTAATTGCTTTGTTTAATTTATCAACATAACCTTTATAATGTTTATTATAATGAACGTTCATAGTTTTAGAATCAATGAATTTTTGAAGTGACGAATACGAATATGGTAAGTCCTCAATCCCAATTTTTTTCATTTCAACAACTAAATTTTCTTTAATTGTTTCTTTTTCGGTTAGAAGTATTTGTTCTGATAGGAGATTTAATTTGTCTTGTATTCCTTTGGATTCATACATCATAGACTCAAGTTCAGGATATTTCTTTTCAAACATTTTAACTAAACGACCAGCAAATGCGTTTGCTTCGTCTTCATTTTTTCCACCAATATTTGGACCATGTGGTCTTTTAAGGATTGTTCTTTGATGTTCATGCACCCATTCATGTGCCAATGTTCTCATAATATCCCTATTTAAACGCCCTTTAACTAAAACTTTTATTTCAGAGTTTTCATTTCTGGAACCAGTGGTCATCGCACCAATTTGTTTTCCCAAAAACTTTATAGTTACGTCTTTTTTTAACGGATATTTATCCTGTAGTAATTTAACAAACTTATCTATAAAGTCTTTGTCTTCATCCTTAAATTTAGTCGTGTCAAATAATATTTTTGCTTTCATTATTCATAAATATCACGATCGAGACTTATTTATTATAGAAAGTATCTCTTCGGCAACATCCCCAATATTTTCAGGAATTTGATCTCCCATTACGGTTCTTATGATTTGTTTCTTTTTATTAAGAATATCATAGATAGCTCCCTCAATTGTGTTATCAAAAATCGGATAATAAACTAAGACATTAGATTTTTGACCATAACGATATGCCCGATCTTCGGCTTGTGAATGTTCTGCAGGAACAAAGGATAAATCATTCATAATAACTACCTCTGCCGCAGTTAAGGTTAAACCAACACCTGCGGCTTTTAAATTACCCACAAATACTCTAATTTTATCATCATTTTGAAACGAGTCCACCGATTGTTGTCTCATTGAATTTGAACAACTACCATCAAGGTAAACGGCTTGTTTTCCGAAATGTTGGTATATTTTTTGAAGTGTGTCGGTAAAGTTTGTAAATACGATAACTTTCTTTCCTTGTTCTAAAATATTTTCAGTAAATTCAATTATTTGATTAGTCTTTTCATTAGCAATTACTTTCCTTACCTTCATTAGTTTTGAGAACTGAACGGTTAAAGATGACGATTCACTAGGATTTTTATCGTACCAATCATAATATTCACCCATAAGACTTTCATATTCTTTTGATTTCAATCTTAAATAAACGGGAGTAATGATTTTATCGGGAAGATCTAAAACTTCTTCTTTTAATCTTCTAAGAATTTGTTTTGATGTTCTATCTCTTAATTCTTCAAGATTTGATGCCCCTGTAACATTCCAAACCTTTCTTTTACCCGCCATAAATTGATAACCTTGACAATAACGAATAGCGTAAGCCATCCAATTCTGAGCAACAGGACTCTCAATTAGGTTAAGTAAATTATAATAGTTCATCGGTCGAGATGTCATTGGGGTTCCTGTTAATAACCAAACTCTATTAATTTTTTTACTAAAACTATTGATGATTTTTGTTCGTTGTGCCTGAACATTAGATATCATATGAGCTTCGTCCAATATAACAAGATCAAAATTTGCCTTATCCAAAAGAGAATCCCCTTTATCTTTTGTGTCGTGAAAGTTTTTTAAGATGTCGTAGTTAACGATAACAAAATCGTCTTCAGTTGAGAATTTTTTACCTTCAGCAATAAAGACAGGTCTATCCGTATAGTTTGCAATTTCTCGTTGCCAGTTAATCTTTAACGATGCGGGACAAACAATCAATATTTTTTTAGATTTTGTTTCTAAAGCTGCGATTATTGTTGAAGTAGTTTTACCCAATCCCATATCATCGGCCAATATGAATCTTCTTGACCCTGCCAATTTTTCGATTGCAATTTTCTGATGTGTGAGTGGTGGACGATGATCATACTTTGAGTAATCAACCTCAACTAACTGAACATTATGTGTTTTTATTAATGCCGATTTAGGAATCCAAAATTCAGATAAAGGGTCTTTCTCAAAAAACTTTCCCCAAATATGGTAGGACTTTTCTTTCTCAACTAATAACTTTTCAATATAAATTTTTTCAGGAGTCTCCAACAAATATCTTTCCTCTTCAAACTTCTTTGCAAAATATGTGTCAAGGTCGACCCATTTTCTTGCTATTTTTGGGACGGAGTTGTAATAATTTACAATATAGTCGGCCTGACTTCTTGTTGGATAAAACTTTTTTGAGTTTTCTTTCTTCTGCTTTAAAAACAGGATATGGTTATTTGCACCACTATAAGAGTCAAGTAATTCGAGAGCTTTGTGCTCAACTAAGGAAGAAGTATTTTCCAAATTCAGTCTTTTATTAAAAATAATCATAAAATAAATATTTATCAATAAAAAACAACATGAAAAGTAATATTCCTATAACAAGACTTGGCAAATTTTTTGGTGACCGTGATTTTGAGTTGGAAGTCGGGATGGGTCAAGAATGGTTAATCGGTGATATGAACTTTACTTGCGTTCTTTACAGAATTGATAAAAATAAAATCAAGACTGACGATGTTTATGGTGAGGTTATTGAGGACGGAATAAAGTTTTTACCTCCTGTTGAGTTTAATGCCCAAGTTACAATTGCGGTACCTGAAAACAAAATGGTCGGAACAACAAAGATGGATCAGTTTGAACCAGGTAATATTACAATGTCCGTTTATTTGAAAACTCTTCGTGATTTACAAATTGATATTGAGTATGGGGATTATGTTGGATACTACGATAGTGAGAACTTTGTTCGTTATTATACTGTAGTAAACGACGGTCGTGTTGTATCGGACACAAAACACACATATAAAGGGTTCAAACCATTTTATAGAACAATAATCGCGGCTCCTGTTGGGCCAAATGAATTTAAAGGATTATAATGGCATTACCAAAGAAAGGACCTGTTAAACCTACATTACCTTTAACATATTCCAAAACCCTTTTACCAAGAAGGGAACAAATAAAGGATATGATAACTAAGGATGGAACTTACCTTCCTAAGTCGTTACTTCACGCAGATTTAGATCGTGGGTTTTTAGATTTTGTAAAAGAAAAATTTAATATTACTTCTGAAGGGAAAACTATTCCATTGGTTGATATATTAATCACAACACAAAATTGGTCGCAATTTGTTGAAACTTGGGACTTTCAAAATATCGATAAGAACATTGAACCCCCATTTATGACTATCATTAGAAGTCCTGAAGTTAAATATGGTAATAACCCTTCAGTAATGTATAACATTCCAAATAGAAGAATGTATTATTATATGGAGGTTCCGACATGGGATGGTAATAGAAAGGGTGCCGATATTTATAAAATACCACAACCAGTCCCTATAGATATAAAATATTCTGTTGCAATTATTTGTAATAGAATGAGGGAAGTTAATAGTTTGAATCAAAGAGTTATGGAAACTTTTGCTTCTCGACAATCATATCAAACAATTAACGGACATTATATTCCAATTATTAATGATGGTTTTACTGATGAATCCGTCATGGAGTTGGAAAAAAGAAAATATTACATTCAAAAATATGATTTTACAATGATGGGATTTTTAATGGATGAAGATCAGTTTGAAGTTACACCAGCAATTTCAAGAACGTTTCAAATCATTGAGACTGACCAAAGAAGTATAAAAAGAAAACAAAAGAAACAACAACCTGTTGTTTTAGAAACTATCGTATTCGAATATAATAATGGGTCAATCTCCGAAGATTATTCTTTTGAATATACTTGTAATCTATTTTTTGAAGGGTCGGTTAATGTTGGGACTTATTCTGTCTTTATTAATGATCAGTATTATGGGGACAACGTGGAAACAATTCAGATAAACACCAATGACGTGTTAAAAATTGATATAACAGTAGGCGATTCTTCTGAAATTCCGTCTTTAAGGTTCACTCAAACACTTATTTAGTTTTCCCCGTAAATGTCTTTTTTTTCTTTACATTTTTCTAAGATTAAAGACTCTAAAAATTTATACATTTTAAGACCTCTTTTATCGCAATATTTTTTAAGGACTTCGTGAACTTCGGAATCAATTTTAAGGTTTTTTATCTTCTTATTATCGTTAATCATATGGGTAGAAAAAAGGCAGAATAAAATCATACCAAAATATAAATACTTTCATAATAGTAAAGTTTTTGATGTTTTATTAAGTATTTATAGATAAAATAAATAACTAAAAATAAATACTTGATATGGCAACTAACAGCAAAGTTTTCGTTTCTCCCGGTGTTTACACATCAGAAGTTGATTTAAGTTTCGTCGCACAAAGCGTCGGGGTTACAACTCTTGGTATTGCCGGTGAAACACTAATAGGTCCCGCGTTTGAACCGATTTTCATCACAAGCTTTGATGAGTTTCAAACCGTTTTTGGAGGGACATCACCTGAAAAATTCATAAACACACAAATACCTAAATATGAAGCCTCTTACATCGCTAAGGCTTATTTACAGCAATCTAACCAATTGTTCGTAACAAGAATATTAGGTTTATCAGGTTATGATGCAGGACCATCTTGGTCAGTTGCAACAGTTGCGAACGTAGATCCGTCCACTATTAATGTTTGGTGTTTAAGTTCAGTAACAGATCCTAGTACTTGTATTACTACTTGTGTTTTACCTAGAGAAGAAACATTTTTAGTTTCATTTTCAGGATGTAATAATGATATTTCCACAATATCTTATCTTTCTGATTTCCCAGCTGAGATACAAAGTATTTTATATCAACAGTTTGAGCAATTCAATGGTAGTACATCTACATTAGATGATCAAATTAATGATTTAATATTTGATGTAATCACAAACTCAAATCCATTCACCGCTGAAGATAAATTTATTTATTATTTTGGTTCAGTGGATAGTACTGATTACAACCAATTAACAACCGCAGGATGGACAGCATCGACAAACGTTTTTGGAGTACCTTCAGTTTCTATTGATGATACGGATTTAACCTCATCATTAAATGATGCTTGGTACTATTCTTTATTCTCTAATACAGGTAATACAAATTATAGTGGTTTTTCATTCTACACATTTGTTTCAGGTTTAACTTTAAACCCAGTTACAACAACAACAACAATATCACCAACAACTACTTCTACAACAACTAATCCTTGTACTACCCCAACACCTATTGTCCCAACAACTACCACAACAACAATTCTCACAAATTGTTATACAGGTCAGTTAGTTGTTAAATTATTCTATTATACAGGTACTTCATATACAGAATATGATAATGTAGTTGTTGGAAGTTTAAGATCTCGTGGTATTGCTACATATACAACCGATACTAATCCAGTGTATTCTGTAACAGGTGTTACTGATGTGTCTTTAAATATGGCGGGTCAATATTCATCAGTTCTTAAAAACCCATACGCAACTTTCGGTGTTAATGTTAAAGATAAATTTGGTACTAACTATACTTTTGAAACTTCATTCACACAAAATGATCCTGAGTATTGGTCTAAAGTATTTGGTGTTACTAATTTCCAAAAACCAAGACTTGAAGTTCCTGTTTTTGCTGAAGAAAACTTCCAATCGTGGTTGAATTTTGCGTGGAGAAAAGGATATATTAGAGGTCTTAACCCTAATCTAATTGCTTTAGATTCAGCACAAAGTGGTGATGCTAACTCAATTGGTTGGTACTTGGATAAATGGCAAACACCATCTTCACCATTCGTTGTGTCAGAACTTAGAGGTAATAAAGTTTACGATCTATTTAGATTCTACACTGTTTCTGATGGGGATGGGGCAAACACCCTAATTAAAATTTCAATAATTAACCAATCATATAACAATTTAACTTTTGATATCTTGATTCGTGATTATTTCGACACAGATGCAAATCCTGTTGTAATTGAGAAATTTACTAACTGTACAATGGATCCAGGTCAAAACAGTTATGTTGCAAATAAAGTAGGTACTTTAGATGGTGAATATCTTCTAAACTCTAAATATGTAATGATTGAAATGTCTGAAGATGCTCCAATCGATGCACTTCCTTGTGGGTTTAACGGGTTTAACTTTAGAAATTATGCCGGAGCACAATCACCATTCCCAATCATTAAAGGGAAATATGATTTTCCTGGTGAAGTTATTTATAACCCACCATTCGGTTTATCATCAGGAAATGATGATGCGTTGGTAAGTTCAGGTGATAACGTAAGAAGAACATACTTAGGTATGTCAAATTCTTATGGATGGGATCCTGCTTACTTTGAATATGTTGGTAAGAGAAATCCAATCAACACTTGTGATATTGATGGTCTTCCGTTTAACTACAGATCTGCAGGATTCCACATGGATGTAAATGCTAGTGGTTTAACAATCGGACCTGAATTCTCAACTGCGGGTGATCAGAGATTTATTTGTGGTAACTCTTCGTTCATTACTGAACCTGAATTACCGACAAATGCTTACTATAGATTGTTCGCTCGTAAATTCACATTCTTAGTTCAAGGAGGATTTGATGGATGGGATATCTACAGAGAGTGGAGAACAAATGAAGATAGATTCCAAATTGGTAGATCAGGATATTTAAATGGGGCTTGTCCTTCAACTAGATACCCTAACGCTAAAGGATGGGGAGCATTTAAAGAAATTTCTCTTGGTGACGGAACTCAAAACTTTGCAAATACTGACTACTACGCATACTTGTTAGGTCAATTATCATTCGCAAATCCTGAAGCAACAAACATTAACGTTTTTGTAACTCCAGGTATTGATTATGTAAATAATAGTAATTTAGTTGAGGATGCGATTCAGATGATTGAATTCAACAGAGCTGACTCTTTGTATATCGCAACAACTCCAGATATTGACTTATATGTTCCTACAACAACGGGTGGAGATATTATTATTTATCCAACCGAAGCTGTTAACAACTTAGAAACAACAGGAATTGACTCTAACTATACTGCAACTTACTACCCATGGGTGTTAACAAGAGATAGTGTAAACAACACACAAATCTATATCCCACCGACAGCTGAGGTGACAAGAAACTTAGCGTTGACAGATAACATCGCATTCCCTTGGTTCGCTGCGGCGGGTTACACTCGTGGTATTGTTAATTGTATTAAGGCACGTAAGAAGTTGACTCAAGAGGATAGAGATATTCTTTATACAGGTAGAATTAACCCAATTGCAACTTTCTCAGATGTAGGTACGGTAATTTGGGGTAACAAAACTCTACAAGTAAGAGAATCAGCACTTGACAGAATTAACGTAAGAAGACTATTATTACAGACACGTAAATTGATTTCTGCAGTTTCAGTTAGATTATTATTCGAACAGAATGATGCACAAGTTAGACAAGACTTCTTAAATGCTGTTAACCCTATCTTAGATGCGATTAGAAGAGATCGTGGTTTGTATGACTTCCGTGTGACAGTTTCATCGGATCCTGAGGATATAGATAGAAACCAACTTACAGGTAAAATCTATATTAAACCTACAAGAGCTCTTGAGTTCATAGACATTACATTCTTCATCACTCCAACAGGAGCTTCGTTTGAGAATATTTAATGTAAAAATAATCAAAAAGAATAAGGGGGATTAACGTTCCCCTTTTTTTATTTATTAAGATATTTATTTATATGGATCACAAAAAAATTGTTAAAGAGATTATATCTGAAATTATCCAAGATCAGATGAAACCCACAATGAAGTATTATGCTTTTGACTGGGATGATAATCTTATGTACATGCCAACTAAGATTTATTTAAAAGATGAAGAAGGTAATAGTGTTGGTATGTCCACTGAAGATTTTGCGGAATATAGAACTGAAATTGGTAAAGAACCTTTCGAATATGAGGGACATACAATTGTTAATTTTGATGAAGACGCATTTAGAGACTTTAGAGTTACCGGAGATAAAAAATTCTTAACCGATGCAATGACGGCACCAATTGGTCCTGCTTGGGACGATTTTGTTGAGGCGGTCAATAATGGGTCAATATTTGCAATTATCACGGCAAGGGGTCATACTCCTAGTGTTTTAAAAAATGCAGTGTATAATTTAATACAAAAAAACAAACATGGTCTTAATAAAGAAGAACTTGTTAAAAATCTCAGAAAGTATCGGGATCTTTCAGATGAAGAAGATTTAACCGATGATGAACTGATTAAGACTTATTTAGAAATGTGTAAGTGGCATCCAGTTAGTTTTGGTGAGGGATCTGCATCAAATCCTGAAGAATTAAAGGTAAGTGCAATGAGACAATTTATGGACTATGTGAAAACTTTATCTCAAAGACTTCAAGAGAAGGCATATATGAAAAATAAAATTAGTAATTATTTCACACCTTATATTGGATTTTCAGATGACGATTTAAAGAACGTACAAGCAATGAAAAAACATTTTGATAAAGAAAGCGGACTAGATATTTATCATACCGGAGGAGGAAAGAAAACTAGATATTAATTAATACTAGAAATAGATATTTATTAAAGTAGTTAATTAAAGAAAACTAGTTATTAATTAATACTAGGCCTAGATAATATATAACTCGAAAAAAAATTGAAGTAAATAGAAAAAACTTTATTTCATAGTATTTATAATAAAAATAAAACAAAATTAAAAAATAAGACATGGCTGATTTGTTAATGAAAATGCCGATTCCCTACGAACCGAAAAGGGAGAACCGATGGATTTTAAGGTTTCCATCATCACTTGGTATTAACGAGTGGTATGTTGAAACGACATCAAGACCTAAACTTACAATTGCATCAACTAAGATTGATTTCTTAAATACTTCAACATATGTTGCAGGTCGTTTTGAATGGGGTGAACTTCCGGTTACTTTCCGTGACCCGATTGGTCCTTCTGCAACTCAAGCTGTTATGGAATGGATTCGTTTATGTGCTGAATCGGTTACAGGACGTATGGGATATGCTGCAGGTTATAAAAAGAATGTTGACCTTGAGATGCTAGACCCAACAGGTGTTGTTATCGAGAAGTGGATACTTGAAGGAACTTTTCTTTTAGGGTATGATGGGGGAGCCTTATCTTATTCTACAGACGGTGTTGCTAAAATATCCGCAAGTATGAGAATGGATCGTTGTATCCTCGTGTACTAAAATTTTTTACTTACATAAATCTTTTTTTACTTTAAAGACCTATTCACTTTACTAGTGGTAGGTCTTTTTTATGTTTATAACTAAAGTATTTAATATTATGGAACAAGATAGTTATTCGGCAGGACAAGAAGATTTTAATTTACCTCACGATGTAATTCAATTACCATCAGGGGGGATTTTTTACAAATCAAAAAGAAAAACAGTTAAGATTGGTTATTTAACCGCAGTTGATGAAAATATCATCGCTGAGGCAGACTTCAAAAAAAGTATTCAAGAAAGTATTATATTACCGATTTTAAGAAATAAGTTATATGAAAGAGATTTAAGACCTGAGGAGTTAGTTGATGGTGATATTGAAGCAATTCTTTTATTTTTAAGAAATACTTCATTCGGTCCTGAATATGCAATTACGGTTGTTGATCCAGCAACAGAAGAAAAGTTCCAAGCAACTATTTTGTTAGATGAGTTAAACATTAAGAAATCAAAAAATACACCAAACGAAGAAGGATTGTTTGAAACAACATTACCTGTATCAGAAAAAATAGTTAAACTTAAAGTTTTAACGATTGCAGATAAAGTAGAAATCGAAAGAGTGGTAAGATCATATCCTTCTGAAAGAACCGCACCATCAATAACAACTAGATTACTTCAAATGATTGTGGAACTCGAGGGGGAAAGGGATAAAGGTAAAATTGCAATGTTTATTCAACAGATGCCAATTGGAGATTCCAAATATATTAGAAGATTTATGGGTGATAACGAACCAAGATTAGATTTAAAAAAAGAAGTAATCGCCCCGTCAGGAGAAAAAGTAATGGTAGACATTGCTTTTGGGGTGGAGTTTTTTCGGCCTTTCTTATCAGTATAAAGCAATCATATTAGACGAATTTTATTATTTCTCAAGAGTGTTTAGAACACAATACTCCGAATTTAATAAAATGCCCACTTATGTTAGGAAGTATTTAATCAATAAGTATGTTGAGGATAATAAAAAAAATCAATAAAAAACTATTTATAACCAAAAGAATCTATGGCAATTGGTGATGGTGGTATTGGTGATAACAAAAACATGAAGGGTGATAATTTTTCATTTACCCCGAAAGATGTTGGTGAATTAGAAGCTGCTGCCGCAGGATTTAATGCCTATACTTTAAGTGTACAGTCAAATGCTGCTCAAACAGAACTATATCTTGCAAGAATGATAAATGCGATGATTCCTGACTCAACAATGTTTGAGGTAATGGATAAATACGCTACTCAAATCCAAACATCGTTCGGATTATCAAAAGGAAGAGTCGATGAATTTAAGAATTCGATTGCAAATGTTGCTCCCGAATTAGTTAAAATGGGTTATACGGAAGATGAAATTGCTGGAACAATTCAACAAACAATGGAAGGACTTGGAACCGCGGCTAGTTTAGGTAAAGAGGCTATTGTAGAATTAGCGGCATCAACTAAAGTTACGGGAATTGACGTTAAAACACTGGCATCTAGTTTTAGAGATGTTGGTACTTCCATATATGATGTTGGTGACGAAATGAAAAAAGTCACTGAGATTGCTAGATCTGCGGGTGTTTCAGTTAATGCAGTTTCATTACAAGTTACTTCGAATTTAGGTAAAATGAACCTCTATAACTTTGATAATGGAGTTAAAGGTTTATCTAAAATGGCGGTAACAGGTGAAAGATTGGGTATCTCTATGGAAAAAACTTTTGCACTTGCTGAAGATTTAATGAGTCCTGAGAAAGCGATTGACATGTCTGCAGCATTACAAAGATTAGGTGTAACGTCAAGTGGTTTACTTGACCCATTAAGAGCAATGGATATGGCTCAGAATGATCCTGAAGCATTACAAAAAGAATTAGTTAATTTAGGTAAAGACTTTACGAAATTTAATGAACAAACGGGAAAAATGGAAATTCTTCCTGGTGCAAAAAGAAGAATGAGAGAAATTGCTGGTGAACTAGGTATGACCTCAGAAGAATTTGCATCAATGTCTTTAAAAGCGGCGGATTTTGATATGAAGTTGAAACAAATTAAAATGCCTGATTTTGCGGGGGATGAAGAAACAAAAGAATTAATCGCCTCTATGGCTCAAATGAAAGGTGGTGTTGCACAAATTGAGGTTAGAAATAAAGAAACAGGAGTTACAACAACCAAAAAAGTTGAAGAGCTTACTCCTGAAGATATTGAGAATTTAAAAAAGGCGACTGAAGATTCTTCTAAAAGTATTGAGGAAATTGCGTTAGGTCAATTAGATACTACAAGCCAAATTTTAAATTTATTAAAAACAGGTGAAGTTGCCTCAAAATTTGCTAAAGCGACAAGTCCAACCTTATCAAAATTTTATGGGTTAGTTGCAGAATCAAAATTAGATATTGCTAAAGCATCTGACAAACTTCTTGGTTCCACAGAAAAAATGAGACAAGTTGGTGAAAGTTTTGCAAAACCAGCGGAACAAATGTTAGTTGGGTTAGCAACAGGAAATGAACAACAATATGGGTCAGCTAAAGATGACTTAACAAAAAATATGTCCTCCTTTTTTGAAAATTTTGGAAATAGTGTTGGTACACAAATATCATCTACTCAACAGACTATTGTAGATAGAATTAAAGATGCCTATTCCAAACCTATACAGGTCGAAGCAAAATCAGACGCTAAATTACAATTTGATTTAAATATTAATAGTAATGTTGCCGGTATTAACTTTACCGAAGAACAAAAAGTGCAAATTAGAAAAGCGATTGCGGATGATCCTGAATTTATGCCAAAACTACTTAAACAATTGAATGTTCCATCCGCAACAACCGGAGGTAAGAATCAATAGTGACAATTTATTATGAAAAAAACTGGTCTATAATCTATTTATAAAATAAAAAAATGGCTGAAAGTTTTTTGTCTTTTGGTAATTCTGAATCTTTCAGAAAACAATTACTGGTAAGGAATTTACCCCCTTATAATGTGCAAGGAAGTTATACCTCACCTGGTAATCCTGTGAACTTTGAAACAGTACTTACTGTAAGTAACGTGGTTGACTCACCAAACAACTATGTTTCAACTAATTTATTTGCAAAAGAACTATACCCTTTAAATGAATTTGGTCCTGATGGTGGTTTTGGAACACCAATTAGTGTTAATTTAACTCCTGTTTTAGATCCAAATCAAGGTCCTTATTATCCAAAACAAGGTACCAACTTAGATATTATAAATGAATTCTTTATTGAATCTGCTTATGTTAGTAATAAATGGGGACCATCGGGTGGGTTTAAAGATTTAGTAATTATTACTGACATTCAGAATGCTGGAAATATCTATCAACCATATTGGAATCCAGGGTATTTTAATTATTCGTCATATCCTACGTTTAATATAGTGTTCCAAAACGATCCTGTTGGATCTAACGGACCACTATCTTCAGATACTTATTTGGCACAAATTGGGGCATCGCAACTTAAATTTGCATTTAACGAAAGAATTGCTCAAGAGTTGGAACAAGCTACGATAGGTGCTATTAATTTAGACACTATTAGTGATCCGTTTTCTGCAAGTTTACTTGCAACAGGTCAACAACCTTTCTTTATTCGTAATTGGAGAATTACGGTTCCTGAAAATCCGGTACTTGCTGCAGTATCTTTAGCGAATAGATTAACGGGAACTTATTTTCCTGTTTCCTTCATTCCTGGGGATTATTTTGATGATGACCACCCAATCAATAAGCCACAAACAGAAGCGGCGTTAGGTGTTGCGAATAGTTTAACTGGGGGGTTATTGGCTCCTATAATGAATAAATACAGGAATCCATCTGAGGTTTTTGTTGCAAATACAGGTAATGGACAAAGATCGGCATTATTTTCGGCTTTAGATTATAACCTTTATCGACCGGCATATAATCGAGGTCTTGTTGGTGGTTTAATTGCAAATGCGTCTGCGGCGGTAAATGCCCTATTCAATCAGGATAAAGCACAATCTTCAGGATATTATGTTGGTAGTGAAAATGCAGAACCAGCACAAATAGATAGTCCACCAAATCAGGTACCTGTTAATCAGTTCGGAGTACAACAACAAACTATTGTTTACGGACCACAAGAACTTGCAATTCTTTATGAAGGAAATGATGAAGCAATTAAATTTGGTTTAAAAGGTAAATCGTATAGTGATGGTGGAGGAACTGCTGGTCAATTAGTTTGGACTTCACCAAAATATAAAGGAAACGCTGGGTTTAAAGCGACCGTTGGTGGTGGTGCGGGAAGTTTGGATGATGAATTTAATCAGATTTCTGCTGACTACTTACAATACCAATCTACTGATATTGAATTTAGACCTGGTTCTATTCTTTATCAAACACAAAGATTAGTTGAATCTGCGGATCAAGTACAAGGTCAGGCTAGATTAAAACACGTCGGAACTGCAATTAATCAAGTTTCCAAAGTGTTTAATGATGGTTATAAAGAGATGACTAAAGGTTCTATGGTATTATCTTATGTTGATATGACAGATGGTAGTCAAGCTGGTTTAGAATATTGTAGAGTATTTCAAAAGGATACCCCATATTACACTTATGCTGACCTACAAAAGTCTGATGGTATTACCGAAACGGGAAGACAATTTGATTATTCCGTTTTAGATCGAACATATAATTTAAACATTGCTCCATTAAGAAATCCTGGATCAACAAATATAGTCGATGGTAAAGTAAAAAAATATATGTTCTCTTTAGAGAATCTCGCGTGGAGAACTTCTGATAGACCAGGATTTACATATGATGATTTACCTACTTGTGAGAAGGGACCTAATGGTGGTAGAATAATGTGGTTCCCTCCTTATGATTTAAAATTCTCGGATGATGCTATCCCAAATTTTAATGAAACAACATTTGTTGGTAGACCTGAACCGATATATACTTATAAAAACACGAGTAGATCGGGAACACTTAATTGGACTATAATTGTGGATCATCCATCCGCAATGAATACAATTGTTGAAAAACAACTTAAGGGTGTATCAAGAGAAAGAATTCAAAGTATTACGGATTCATTCTTTGCTGGATGTGTTAAATATGATTTATATGAATTGGGTACCAAATTTAATACTATACCAACAAAAGATTTATATACTTACCAACAGATCTTAAATAATCCAAGATTAACAGCTGAGGAACAAATTCAAGTACTTCAAAGTATACCGCAAGACCAGAGTGTTACGCAAACAAACACGGCTACAGGTGGTGATCAAACAACTAGTAATTCAGGTGGTCAGGGTACTACAACCACTGAAGAACCAAAACCTGTCGATGCTGACTTATCAACTTATGAAGGGTTGGGTTTCTATTTTGATAACGATTGTCCTGAATGTAAAAACTCAACTGCGGTTGTATCATCACAACCATTTGACTCTTGGTATAATAATTATACTTCGTCAAGTAATAAAACCGTATATAATCAAAAGGCCCCTAAAAAAGTTAGGCCTGATGGTGGTGTTGAGTTTACTAGTGAAG